ATGAGACCCGTTCCAGAACTGTCCGGTCAAGTCTTTGGTCGTTGGACGGTATTGAAAGACTATATCCTGACTCCGAGGGGGGAACGGAAATGGGCTTGCCGTTGTGTCTGCGGCACAGAGCGTTATGTTTTGGAACGGACGTTAAAATCAGGAGGTTCTTTAAGCTGCGGATGTTTGCGAAAAGAACAGGCTCAAAAATCTCTTGCTCATGATTTGGCTGGAAAGCGTTTCGGCAATCTGACAGTGATACAAAAAATTGAGAAAGAAAGCACGAACCGGGGTCTATGGTGGGAATGCAAGTGTGACTGCGGAAATATCTGTGAGGTGCTGGGAACATTGCTTGTCACCGGCAGGAAAACGCATTGTGGATGTAAGACGGTAAGAAATTAGGCACTTGCCAATATTAAAGGTCAGGTGTTTGGACGCTTGACTGCGTTGTATCCGACGGATCAGCGCAGTTCAAAGGGGTCTGTCCTTTGGCATTGTAAATGCAGCTGCGGCAGGGAGTTGGAAGTGTCTTATAATGATTTGATGTATTCCAATGTGAAAAGCTGCGGCTGCCAGAAGAAAGAGCATGACCAGGCGCTGAAAGAGTTTCTGAACCACATAGACGGCACTTCCCTGGAAATGCTGGAAAGTACAAAAATACCGAAGAACAATTCCACCGGATGCAAAGGTGTGTATCTGATTCGGGGCAAGTATGTTGCAAAAATCGTATTTCAGAAAAAGGCTTATTACCTTGGTACATACACGGAAATGCAGACTGCTGTAGAAGCCCGCAAGGAGGCTGAAGAAGCAATCTTTCAGACTGCGCTGCAGTTTCATGCGGCATGGCAGAAACGGGCGGCACAAGACCCACAGTGGGCGAAAGAGAATCCGATAGGATTTAAGGTTAAGAGGAATCAGAATAACTGCTTGTATCTGGAAACAACCCCTGAGCTTACATAGCGATTAAAGAGCCCTTGCTGAATGAAGTTGAGGCTTCGTTCAGCAAGGGTTCTGATATTTTGCAGACAATTTATTAGAAAATATGACCGGAACAGAGCTTTAACCATTGAAGTGCTATTCCGGTCTTATGTTTTTCAGAAAATCAGAATGTGGGACATAAGGCAGATTCAAGCGCCAGCCCATACGGTTCATTTCATTGAGTTTAATCAGCATCAGGTTGATGTTCGTCCCCATGATTGAAGAAAGCTGGACCACATCATATCCCTGCCTGAGATTGTCGATCAGTTCATCGTCATCAATGATGAGGTGTGCAGCAAAGGCATTTGCCTCATATTCATGCTTGGTACGCATATCAAAAAGCACAAACTCCGGCAAAGAGTTATTTTGCTTTGCAAGAGAACGGTGCAGATTATCATGCCCGATTTCGTGTCCGCATACCATCTGCAGAACCATATCCTCCATACTGGAGTTCAATAAAATGTGTCGTTCTTTATGCCGGTATGTGTACATACCGAGAAGCTCATTAAATTCATCTATAAAATGCACATAGATGCCCAATTCACGGGCAATTTTTAAGGTATCTCTTGTACCGCAGGTTTTCACAATACGGTTTGCCTTTTTATATATTTCTTCCGAGCGGATCAGCACGAAACACCCACCTCCCTCATGGCGCAGATAAGGAAATTTATTCTTCGGTCTTTTGCTTTTTATATTTCTTGGGAGTGTATTTTTCTACATTGCGGGCTTTGGATTCCCAATAAATATCCTGCAAAGCCTTCATAACAGCATCCTTATCCTGCTCGGAAAGCGTACCGCCTGCAAACAAACCGGACATTCCATCAATCAGCTCCTGCGCCTGTTTCATACCGTGCAGTCCGTATTGCTCAGATGCCCGGACTACAAATTCATCATCCTCCGTCAGCAGGTAGTTCACATCAACGCCGAAGAAATCCGCTATTTTTTTGTAGGCGTCCTTAGTTCGAGGGAAAGAAAGACCATTTTCGTAACGGGTTATCATCCGTCGATTGATACCAAGACTATCTGCTACCTCCTGCTGCGTCAGGTTCTTCTTTAACCTCTCGGTCTTAAACTTTTCTCCAAACTTCATTGCGGTATTCACTCCTGTTCATATAATGAGAAACTTAATTACTCACAACTATTGACAAGAGCACTTGAGATGCGTATAATAATGTATGAGTAATTCAACTGCTCATAGTATACTTTGAATTGCTCACAATGTCAAGGGTCATGCGTAAGGATGAACAGAGAATTTACAAATAATAGGCAGTTTGAGTATGCAGGCGGAAGAACTTCGGTCATTCCGGCATATTGCGTATCGCTTAATTTACAGAAGCAAAGGAGCGGAGGAAATGATTTTATCGCAAAAACAAATTGAAGAAATTGCTGCGGCAGTCACAAGAGATTTCAACGAGTTCTTTTTCGGCTGTGAAACGGACAAGGCTCGTATCGCTCGTGCAACGCCGATTGACCAGTTTGCAACGGACTATCTCAGCCTGGATGTCTCATTTGCCCGTCTTTCATCGGACGGAAGTATTTATGGTCTGACGGCGTATGAGAACACGGAGTACATTATCGAGGAATCAAATGCTCAGCGAAGCATTGCTCTTAGAAGAAACCAGATTCTTTTGGATGAGAGCTTTATCAAGCCGGGACAGGTGCGGCAGCTCTGCGGCAAACGAAGATTTACGCTCGCCCACGAGTGCGCCCACCAGATCCTTTTTTATCTGGAAACAGACGAGGTTCAAGATACCTGCCGTAAGAAGTACGCCGCACGAAAAGCCTACTCCCTCCGGGAGCTTAAAACGCACGAGGACTGGAACGAGTGGCAGGCGAATGTATTAGGTGCCGCTATTCTCATGCCGCAAAGAGAGATTGACCTTGCGATGTGGTATTTTGCAGGAGGTAAGGCGCTCGTCAATTATGAGGGGAGATTCAGTTATCGGGATGATCTGGCTTTGAATATGACCTGCCAGCAGCTCGGCGTTTCCAAGTCTGCCGCTGTCATCAGATTGAGACAGCTTGGCTACATAGAAGATCGTCCCTATTCGGAGTATGTCAATCCGTTGGAGGTGTGGGCATGAAAAAGAATATCCGTGTGTCCGAGCCATCGCCGGAGATGCTTGAAAAAATCGTTCGTGCCCGCACCGCTATCGCCTCTCAAAAAGAGAGAAACCTGAAGTGTCCTTATTGCCTTCACAACGCAATAACGGTCTACGAGGACACAAGAGGGCACGTCGAAGTAAAGTGCAAAAAATGTGGTCGTGTGACGGTGTTCAATGTTTTAAGCATGAGACGCCTGCGACATCACTTAGAGAAATAACTTCTTTTCAATTAAATATTCATAGCTGAGCTGTGGAGCCGCCAGACTGGTGTAGTCATCCCAAGAGCCGCATGAAACAGAAATATAATCGTATTTCTGTTTTTACGGCATGGGAACTGTAACCACCGTCTTGCGGCTCTTTTTTATCCTTTCTGCTGCTTTCGTCAGCGGAAAGGATTTTTTCATGCCTGATGTCCTGAGAACAGTACGGCGCTGCCGTGGTCCTCCGAACTGAAATTTGACTTTATGCAAATTCAAATTTCAGAAAAATCGGAGGAACCAAAATGGTTAATAGAAACAGCATTTATGTACTTAACAAGAAAGACCCGGATGCCATCGTGTATCCGTCTGCAAACGGAAAACCCATTCGCATCACTCGTGATGATTTTTCGACTGAGAAAGAATTTCTCGCTTTCAAGAAATGGTCGGACGAGAACTTCCACGAGGAAGAAAAGCTCGACCACAGAGAGTCCAATCACACTCTCGCCGCTGATGAGTTGTCAGAAGCAGCGCTCGCTGTTCCAGCCACGGATGTTGTCCTGGAGCGACAGCACAGCAGAGACGAAAAACGCAGGGCAGCATCAGAAATGGTCGTAAAACTCAAGGACAAGCTGACGGAAACGCAGTTCCGCAGACTTTGGATGTATTACGTTGACGGCATGACTATCGACAGGATCGGTGAGATTGAGGGCGTCAGCCATCAGAATATTTCCAAGAGCATCATTGCCGCAACGAAAAAAATTAAAAAATTTTCGCAGGGGTCATAAAACAGGGTGCAAAATCGACCCCAAAACGGCGATAGGTGAAAGGACAACTTGATTCCCTTTCTATACATCGGCAAAACGCTGATACGAACGCAGCTTGAAAACTGAATAGACACTCATCAGATACATTCCTGTGTACCACGAGCCACGGCAGGTTGAGCGCCAAGACCCTTTATGCGAGGCGAGCGATAAATCCACCTGCGAGATTCGGATTGCTACCGAACCGGCGATGACGGACGCAGGGCTAACGATACTTCTGTAATTCGCAGCCCGGCCGCAAAGAAGGCGGGGAGGTTCGATTCCTATGGAGCAGCTTCGCAGACTGCCGTCTGGTGAGTCCCACTACCGGGGGATGAGACAAATACGGTAATTGCAAAGAAAACCAGAAAGCGGACGGCTTCGGCAGTTCGCTTCTTTACATAGCGTACAAGGAGGACACTATGGAATTAAGAATAGACCCGGAATTTGAAAGTAAGATCCCCCCACTGTCTGCTGAGGAGTTTCGTCAGCTTGAGGAAAACATTCTTTCCGATGGCATTGTCATTAACCCCATTATCGTGTGGAACGGTGTGATCGTGGACGGACACAACCGATTTCACATTCTGGAAAAGCACCCGCATATCCAGTACAGCATCCATGAAAAGCAGTTTGATGACCGTTTTTCCGTGATTGCCTGGATATGCAAAAATCAGCTCGGACGGAGAAATCTGACCCCGGAACAGAAGAAATATCTGATTGGAAAACAGTATGAAGCAGAAAAATCTTCTCATGGTGGAGAACGAGGACTGTCTCGCAATGAAAAAGGTCACTTCACCCCCCCCCGAAACGAACAAGACCCCTCCCGCAGACAGCGACAACGAAC